CCTGCTCAACGCCTTTGTGGGCTACTGCGACCATGAGGAAGATTTCCTCAGATACTGCCGAATTAAGGAGTGATGAACCGAATGAATTTTAGAGGGGCAATCGCCGCCCTATTCGGCGGGAAGAAGGACCGGACCGGAACGACCTGGCGGGAGATCGGGACGTACAACAGCCGCTTCTACCCGTTCCAGGGCGGGGTGTACGGGAACGATGTGGCCAGGAGCTGCGTCCACACGCTGGCTGAGCACACCAGCAAGGCCAACGCGGTGGCGCGGCAGGACCCGGCGCTGGAGCGCCTGCTGCGGGTGCGGCCGAACCTGTACATGAACGGCAAGGATTTTCTGTATAAGTGCCGGACATTGTACGAGGTGAACAACACGGTTTTTGTCTACATCAACCGGGACGAGCGCGGGCGGGCGATTTCGCTGTACCCGGTGCCCAACTGCCCGGCGGAAGCTGTGGAGAGCGGCGGCCGGCTGTACATCCGGTTTCAGTTCGCGGGCGGCCAGAAGCTGACAGCCGGGTGGGATGACCTGCTGGTGCTGCGGAAGCACTACAACGAATCCGATATATTTGGCGATTCTAACAACGCCATCACGACCAGCCTGCAGCTGCTGGACACCACAGGCCAGGGCATGGCCAACGCCATCAAGAGCACCGCGAACCTGCGCGGCATCCTCAAGTCGACCAAGGCGATGCTCTCAGATGATGACATCAAGCGGCAGAAAGACCGCTTCGTGGCGGACTACCTGAGTCTGGAGAATAGCAGCGGTATCGCGATGCTGGACAGCACGGTCGATTTCAAGCCTGTGGACGTAAAGCCGGAGATCGCCACCTACGAACACATCGGGCAGCTGCGGGAGAACATCTACCGCTACTTTGGCGTGAGCGAGGACGCCATCCAGGGCAGGCTGTTTGGGGACGCCTGGGAAGCGTTCTACGACAGCGCCATCGAGCCGTTCCTGATTGCGCTGGGGCTGGAGCTGACCTACAAGGTTTACACCGAGCGTCAGCGGGGATTTGGCAACGAGGTGGTGTTTGAGTCCAGCCGGATGCAGTACATGAGCATGGATAACAAGCTCAAGCTAATACAGCTTGTGGACAGAAAAACCATGTTGCCTAATGAACTGAGAGCGATTCTGAACCTTCCGCCGGTGCCCTGGGGCGACGAGCCGCTGTTCTGGCAGGACCCCAAAGGCGAGGCAGAGGGAAAGCTGCAGGAAGCGGATAATGTGGACAGAAAAACCATGTTGCCTAATGAACTGAGAGCGATTTTGAATCTACCTCCCGTGCCGTGGGGGGACGAGCCTTTGTTCTGGCAAGACCCTAAAGGCGAAGCAGAATTAAAAGAGACGGACAAGGAGCCGGAGAAAGGTGAGGAAGATGCCAGTCAAACCGAATAGAGAATATCGTGCCATGTCCCTGATGAAGCCGTCTGAGCAGAAACGCATCCAGACGGATTTTTATGTGGAAGGGTACGCAACGACTTTTAACGACCCCTATGTGTTGTTTGAAAGTGAAGGCAACAAATACTTCGAGGTGATCGACCGCGGCGCCCTGGACGGGGCGGATGTCAGCGACGTCATCATGCAGTTGGACCATCAGGGACGTGTCCGGGCGCGAACCAGCAACAGGACGCTGGGCATCGAGCCGGACGACCACGGGCTGTTTATCTATGCTGATTTGAGCCGCTCCAGTGCGGCGCGTGAACTGCACGAGGATATCACCAGCGGGCTGATTACCCAGATGTCCTGGGCCTTCACGGTGGACAAGGACGAATACGACAAGTCGAACCGGACGCGCGTCATCAAGCGTATCCGCAAGGTTTACGACGTATCAGCGGTTTCAATCCCGGCTAATCCCGGGACGGAAATATCTGCCCGGTCCTACTTCGACGGAGTGATCGAAGCGGAGCGCCAGGAGTTGGCGCGGCGGCAGAGGGAACTGGAACTGGTCAAGGCGAAATACTTTTACATGGGAGTAAAGACATGAATTTGGATGAAATGAACCTCCAGCAAGTGGAGGAACGGCTGGCCGCGCTGGACGTGGAAGTCCGCGAGGCGACCGAAGCCGAAGCGGTGGAAAAGGCCGCCGAGGAAAAGAAGGGCCTGCTCACCCGCAAGGCCGAACTGGTTGACCTGGAGCAGCGCAAAAAGACCGCGCTGGAACTGAACGAGGGCAAGGCGCCCGAAAAAATCATTGAGGCAAGGAAGGAAGAAAAGAAAATGGAAATCGAAAAGATGCTGGACCATTCCAGCGAGGAATACCGCAGCGCGTGGCTGAAGAACCTGCAGGGCAAGGAACTCAACGAGGTGGAGAAGCGCGCCCTGACTGGCGGCACCTCCGCGCTGCCCGAAGCGACCGCCAATAAAGTCGTGGAAATCCTTGTGGACACCGTTCCGCTGCTCAACGAAATTGAGCTGTTCAGGATGCCCGGCTCCATCAACATCGCTGTGGAAGTGACCGCACCCGGAGCTACCCGCGAGGCCGCCGGCGGCACTGTGACCGAATCCAACGCGGTGCTCCGCCAGGTGACCCTGGCCGGCTACAACATGAACGCTTTCATTCGACTTGGCGCTGATCTGGCGCAGCAGGCTGTGTCTGCGTTTGAGGACTGGCTGACCCGCAAACTGGCCGATGCCATCGGCAACAAGATCGAGGACTTCATCGTCAATGGCGACGGTTCGGGCGACCCGAAGGGCATCGAGAAGTACGTCGACACCTGGGACGTGTCCAACGGCACCGGCGTAGACTGGACCGGCGGCTCCTCCGGCTCTGCGCTGGCTGTGGCCGACCTGGACGCTGCGATTGGCCTGCTGCCCGCGAAGTACGACCGCGACAGCAAGTTTGTGATGAGCAAAAAGACCTTCTACACCAACGTGGTGAACCTGACCGACGTGAACAACCTGCCTGTTGTCGAGCGCGACGGCCGCAACTTCTACGTCAGGGGCTACCCGGTCGTGTTCTCCAACTACGTCACCGCCGGCACCATTTTCTTCGGTGACTTCAAGCGCGGCATGGTCGGCAACCTGTCCAGCGACATCAAGGTGGAGAAGCAGCGCAACCTGGCTGCCAACGCCTGGGATTTCCTCGGCTGGGCCGTGTTTGACTGCGCCCCCGCCGCTGCCGGTTGCATCGTCAAGATCGCCTCCAACATCCAGGCGTAAGGAGGTAGAAAAATGGGACGCTATCCTGGGAAAGCAACGTGCGACGTGTCCGGCCTGCTCTTGGATGAGTTGAGGCCGGTGCTCGCGCTGAACCTGACCGCCGCGGAGGCGGCTGACCTGGACGCTGACGGCCTGCTGAATGATTCGGCGACACACACTACCGACGCAAAGACATATACCACCATGCTTGCCCAGCCGCCACAGGCGCGGAAACTCAGCTTCACCCCGTCGGCAGCGGCTGACGCGGGCAACATCCTGGTGGTTGGCACGGACATTGACGACAACCCCATCACCGACACGGTGGCGACCAGCACGACCAATGCGGTTTACAGTGCCAAGGCGTTCAAGACCGTCACCAGCGTCACCTACCCCAAGGCCGCTGGCGGCATCACCTGGGACGCGGGCTGGACGGAAGCGATTGGCCTGCCGCTGAAACTGGCGGCCGGGCCCTTCGCGCTGGAGAAATTCGACGGCGTGGTTGAGCTCGGGACCGCCGGCACCTTCACGGTGGACGCGACCGACTTGGCCAAAAACATCTACGACCCCAACGGCGACCTGGACGGCGCGAAGCCGCTTCAGCTGCTGCTGTTCATTTAAGGAGGAGTGACCGATGGCGGTTGGCGTGAATTACCTGGCCAAAATCAAGCGGGCGGTGCGTGTCGTGTCGACCGCCTCGGACATCGCCACAGAACTGACCGATTTGATTGAGGAGTGCCGGGCTGACCTGGTTCAGCTCGGCGTCCTCCCCACCAAGGCGACCGACGAAACCGACGTGCTGGTGCTGGGCGCAGTGCGGAGTTTTGTTCGATGGAAATTCGCCCAGGACGAAAAAGAAGCCCTGTGGAACATGGCGGACTACATGGCCCAGCGCGATGAGATGCGGCGCAGAGAAGCCTACACCGTGGAGGCCGCGCCATGAGGATGGACGAGCAGTTGGTGCTGGTGGACACCGTGACCACCGTCAACTCCGTGGGCATCCCGGTACTGACGGAAACCAAGACCACGGTGTGGGCGGACAAACTCTCTGCCAAGCGCTCCGAGCATTACGCCGCCAATTCCGCAGGCATCCGTGTGGACATCGTGTTCAGCGTGAACGCGGACGATTACACGGGGCAAACCGAGGTGGAGTGGAACAGCACGAAATACAACGTGGTCAGGTCCTATGCCTCCGGCCGAGGCCGCGTGGAATTGACCTGCGCGTTGAGGTGATGAGATGGACATACGCTCAAAGATTGTGACGGCGCTTTCAAGTGTAGGGGCGCCTGCTTACTGGATGAAATGGGCCGGGGACACCAACCCGCCCGCCACCTACATCACCTTCCAGACGGTGAACCGGCCCGACCTCAGCGCGGACGATGCCCTTCACGAACGGGAGCACTTCGTGTACCTGGATGTGTTCAGCGAGACCGACCCCTACTCGGTGGCCAGCGCTGTGCGGACGGCCATGGAAGGCGCGGGCTTTGATGAGGTCGAGATGCGGGACGTGGGGCAGGCTTCAAATGAGGTGAGAGA